TTATCGCCCGCGGTCGCTCCCGCCCCAGATCAGGGCGAGCGCGACAACCGTGACGAAGCTGCCCAAAATCGCGCCGAGCGCCGCGCCCATGACGAAAGCCATTACCACGGCACCCCGTCGGTGACGCAGACCTGCAGACGGTCGAGCGGCTCGCCGTAGATACCGGCGTAGTCGTCGCCGCTATAGGTAGAGCCGTCGTCGCACACGGTGTTCAGCCATCCGGCGCGCGCAGTGGTCTGGGAGCGGTACCACGCCTGCTTGTACTCCTCGCCGCTCGGCGTCACGTAGTACATGCGTACGCCGTCGATGGTATGGCCGGCGATACCGGCGCAGCCGTTTACGGTGTCGTTGCGGTCGCCCTTGGCGACCCAGTCGAGCCAGCCGTCCTCGACGGTGTGGACCTGATACTTGAGCGTACCGCGATCAACTCGGGCGCAAAGGAGGTCATGCTGTCGGCACGGGTAGCCCGCGAAGCCGTCGTCGCCGGCACCGAAGTCAGTCACCTCGTCCAGCCAGCCGCCACCCTTGAGGTGCAGCGAGTAGTGTACGGGAACACGGGCGCCAGTGGAGCGAGGGAAACCGCCCGGCGCGCCCTGCGACGCCGAAGGCGCAGCGGGGGTCGCCGCGGGCTGCACAGTCGGCGCGGACGGCTGCGTGCCGCCGACCATCGCGTCGTACCACTCGACGGCGCGCTGCATGTAGTGGTCGCGCTGCGAGCCGGCCAGCTCGCCGGGGCAGGCCGTGGACGACCAGTGCTTGTGCGGGAACACGTTCACCATCCATGCCGGGCGGCCCAGCCCGTAGTACAGGCACAGCGCCGCCACGAGGTGCGCACCGCTCTCGATAGCGGCCTCGTGAACCGTCCACGGGCCGCGCGCGCTGTTGGCGTGCTCGATGGAGATCGTGGTGTCGTTGCCGCCGCCCGTGCCGATGCCGTCGCCGCAAGCGTAGGCGCGGTCGGTGTCGTTGACGTGCTGCACGATGTAGCCGTTGCGGTCGACCGAGTAGTGGGCAGAGCAGCCGTTGGCGGCCCAGATGCTGTTGCACTGGGCCGCATTGAGGTCACCCGCCATATGGTGGATCGTGACGCCCTTGATGCCGAAGGGTCGTCCCGCCGAGAAGTTGCAGCCGAGGAGCTTGTACTCGTCCGGTTGGACGTTCGCGAAATCTGCCATGTTAGTCCTCCTTGATGTCGCCGAGCGCGAGCAGCGCGTCGAGCCATTTGTCCGTGATACCGACGGATTTGAAGGCGGCATAGGCCACCTGCACGCCGCCGACACACGCGAAGATGGACGTCACCCACGCCGAGGGGTCGGTGGGCACGCCTCCCGCCATGGCCGTGAGGGCGCCGCACCCCGCCGAGACGGCGATGGCCGTCCAGCGGGCGACGCTGCCCGTCATGGCCTTCGTCTTGATGGCCTGCACGATGTAGGGCACCACGAGCACCGTGGCGACCGTGAGGCCTGCTTGAATCTCAGTCATTCGTACTCCTATCTCCCAGATTCTTTGTCGTAGAGCAAATCAACCCGATCGCAGATGTGGTCAACCTTTTGCGCCATGCCTTGGCTTCGCGCTTGGCTGTGAGCCAAGTCAGCATGGAGAACTTCATTCGATGCCACGACAGACTCCATCAGGGTCTTCATTGCCTCCATGAGCGAGTTGCTGCGCTCCATTTGGGCCGCGATGCGTCCCTCCATCTGCGAGCGCTCGCGGTCGCGCTGCGCCCGCTCGGCCACCTCCTCCTGTTTGCGCTCCTCGCGCTTGAGGTCGATGTTCGCCTTGCGCTCGTTTTGGGCCTTGTATTCGTCCAAAAACTGCCTGCCGAAGTAGAAGGCGACGAGCACAAGCAGCACGCCTCCCAGCCACCCCGGGCCGTACGGCGCGAAAAGCTTGAGCACCTCCATCCGGCCTCCTTCCCGTTCTGCAGTGTGGTGGGGCCCATTCCCCGCCACACTGCAGGTTCAGGCCTCCGTAACGCCGGCCTACACCGCCGCCATCGTGCCGACGCACACGGCCAGCGGGCCCTGCGACAGGATCACGGCGCGGTCGGTGATGATGCACCCCGTGCAGGAGCGCACCATCGGGACCGTCATCACCGCGCCGTGCAGCATCACGTCGAGCGCCGTGTCGTGGACGCCCACGACCGTGCCGAACTCCATCGTCAGCCGCTTGCCGCCCGACGGCATCGCCGCCGCCAGCCGCGCCGCCGCGCCCTTGATCTCGGCTGCCGAATCGCTCATCGCTCGTACCTCCTCGCCGTGTGCTTTATGACGCAGCCGGCGTCGAGCGTCAGCGTCTGCTTCTGGATTGCCAGCTTGCCGACAACCCCGCCGGTCCTGTAGTTCATCGCCACCGCCATGCACGGCTCGACGGGCTTGTAGACGCTCCTGAACTCGTCCGTGCGCGTCACGGCGCGCTCGGTGGCGAGCAGCTCCGCCGCCTTGCGGTCCGCCGCCGCCTGCATGGCGTCCTGGGGCCAAGGCGTGGCGTTGCCTCCCTCCTCGACCTTGTCGGCGACGAAGATGGCCTCGCCGCCGTCGATGTGGCAGTAGCCCCAGCTGACCTTGCTGTGGTTCTCCGTGGCGTGGTAGGTGTAGCTGACCTTCTGCCACTCCCCCGTCATGGTGAACCCCTTGGTCACCGAGCCAAGCGCCCTCTCCTGATCCCAGAAAGACTGTATGATGCCCGTCGCGCCCTTAGTGCCCTTGACCCACACGCTCTGCGTGTAGTCCGTATCCTTCTTGACGCTCGGCCCTTCGTCCTGGCAGAAGCCGACGCGCCCGCCACTCGAGACGACCTTGATGCCGAAAAGCACGCCCACCTGCGGCGAGTCGGGGACGTAGACGGTCTGGATGCTGCCGTGCGGCTCGCTCTGCCTGAAGCTCTTATCCGACTTCTTGCCGGTGCCGATGAGGGCATTGGCGGCGCCCTCGACAAGGTTGGCGTCCTCGGTATCCACGCCCGGCAGGCTGTCGTAGCTGTAGCTCTTGACGATTCGACGACCGACCGAGACGGTCGAGAGGTCTGAATCGGGCGAGTCGTCCACCGCCGTGCCGCGCACCGAGGCGTCCTGCGTGCTGAAGTCCACGTGCACGACGTTGCAGACCTCGGCGCGGTTGGTCGACTCGGTCATATCGGCCATGAAACGCGCGTCCCTGCCCTCGGTGAACTCCGCCGAGATGGGCATGTCGGCAGGCTCGATGTAGCGCCTGAAGAGCACATTGCCCATGCGGTCGGTCGAGGCCGAGCGGAACCCCGCCGCCTCGAGGAGCAGGTTCACGGCATCCAGCTTGGTCTTGGCGTCGTTGTTCTTGCCCACGCCGAACACCCAGTTGCTGCCCAACAGGAGGCTGCTGCTGTCGGCGTAGACGGTGAGGCCGACCGACTCGGCTATCTTGACGGCCTCCTCCACCGCATTGCTGTCCTGCGCGATCACGTAGGGGCCGTCGAAGTCGTCGTCCTTGAGCAGCTTCAGGAGGCCGTAGGCGTTGATTTGGCCCTCGCGGTAGGTGCCGTCGATGTTCACCGAATCCACCTGCGGCATGAATGTTCCGAGGCACTCGCGCCTCTTACTGCCGTCCGTGAATGTGGCGTTGAGGTACACGCGCAGGAAGTCGTTGCCGACGTCGAACTTGTCGGCGAAGTCCAGGGATGCAGTCTCGTAGAGCGCCGTGTTTGCGTTGCGCTCGATTGAGCCTCCGTTCTCGATGCCGCGCACGAAGTCGAGCTCGAGCCCCGTCTCACGTGATACGCGCACGAAGTCGTAGGAGGCGTCGAACGGCCTTATCCAGCTATCAGCCATTGGCGGGCTCCTCCCACGTCTCCCACGTCGGATCGCACGAAGCCACCCACGCGCCGTCGGAACGCTTCACGCTACAGTTGAGGCGGGCGCGGAACCGCTCGCCGTAGAGATCGCGCACCCAGAAGCGCCCCGCCATGTTCATGACCTCGAGGAATGACTTGTAGTCCTCCTCGTCGAGCAGCAGGAAGTCCATGCTGTCCTTGACGTCCCTCTCGTTGATGCCGTACGAGACGGGCAGCCCTTCCCCGCCGTCGGCGAAGTGCAGCATCTTGTATCCGTGCGTCACCTTGCGGCTCGAGCCCTTCTTGAGATAGCGCCCGAGCCACGACCTCTCAGCGCCGGCTCCCCAGTTGAGAGCCACCTCGCGGCTCGCCACGGTCGTCTTGACCCTCGTCGCTGTGCTCACGCCCGTCGCGGCGTAGGCAACCGCGACGTACTCGAACTCGCTGTTGAGCGGAGGCAGCGGGTCGCTCGCACCCTCGCCCGCCGCAAGGTGCGAGCCGAGCTGCAGGGTCGAGCCGTCGGGCAGGACGCGCGACACGGTGAAATGGGACGTCTCGGGCGTGTCATCGCTGTCGGCCCTGCCGGGAAATACCGACAGCTGGCATCCCAGCCTCTCGTCGACCAAGATATTTAGCGACGGTTTGGCTGGCGGTGCCCAGTCGGTCTGGAAAACTCTCGAGGCGGTGACCGATAGCGACGAGCCGGCTGTGACCGTGAGCACGACCCTGTAGACCGTGTGGTTGACGAAGGCGTGCTGCGCATAGCCCAGGCGGAAGGAGCGCGCGTCCTTGTCCACAGCCCCGCTCCACAGGAGGTTGCCCCTGATGTCGCACAAAGACAGGTACTGTCGACTGACGCCCGTGCTCCGTCGGCCACCGTTCCACGTGAAGGTACTGCGGCACCGCGCGCCAGGGTCGCCCCGTTCGCAGCCGGGTCAGTGAAGAATGCCTGGGGCGCGTCCGCCACGGTATATGCCGCCGCGCTCGACCATGCGCCCCAGTCCTCGTCGAGGCCCTTGGTGCGCACGCGCACGGTGTAGAGGCCCTTGGTGCCGGTCGGCAGCTTCAGGCTCGTACCCGGGCCATCGACCGTCGTGGTGGTGGGACCCGTCGGCGTCGTGACCTGCACCTCGGCTGAGGTCTGCGCCGAGCCGTCCGGATGGTTGGGCACCCATTCGAGCGTCGCGGTCGAACCTGTGGCGTAAACCGCCCTGACGCCCCTGATGGACGGTGCGAGCGGCGGGCATATTGTCGTGACCTCGTTTGACTCGGTCCACGGCCCCTTGAGGCCGCTCTTGACCGCGCGGGCGCGGTAGCGCACCGTACCCGCCGGTGCCTCCTCGTCCTCCCAAGAGGCGCTTACATCCGCATCGACCCACGTCTTTCCACCGTCGGTCGTGAGCTGGAACTCCCAGCTGTCGACGAAGGCCGGTGCGTCGTGCCCCTTGAGCACGACCTTCGCCGCCTCCGCCTTGACGGCCTCGAGCATGCCGAGCGCCGTCGGCGTGGTGTAGATCGCCGGTGCGCTCACGCCGTAGTCCGACGTGCCGCCGGGGCCCGTCGCCTTGGCTGAGAAGATGTACATGCAGCCCGGCTCGAGGCCGTTGTAGGTGTGGCTCGTGGTATCCCAACTGACGGTGCCGACGTCGGTGAACTTCCCCGGGCCGTTCTTCACCACGCCGACGGTCACGGTCGACCAGGGGTAGTCGCCGTTCATGCCCGTGTAGTCGACGTCCCAGCTGACCTTCGCGCTGGTGTCGCTCAGGCGCTCCGCCCTGATGTTCTTCGGCGTGTGCGGCGTGTGGTAGGCACGGCACGGGACCGTGACGGTGTTGGAGGCGTTCGACGTTCCGTTGCCGAAGCCGCCCGTGACGTTAATCTGGCCAGTGAAGGTGTGGTTGTAGGCGTCGCCGTTGCCGCGCGCGAGCTCGACGTCGCGCGACGTGCACTGCACCCATACCCAGCCGGAGTTGTTCGTCGAGTAGACTGAGCCGTTCCACGAGCCGCCCGCCGACGAGCTGCCGTTTGCGTAGCAGTCGATGGCGTAGCGTGTGCCGTAGCCGTGCGTGACGCGGTAGGTCACGGTGGTGTCCGTGCGCCCGACCTCAACAACGTCCACGTACGCGCACCAGCAGTACTTTCTATAGCCACTGCCGCCTTGAACCCAGTTTCCCTGCGCCATGCTACGCGACCCCCATCGCCATGCTCTGCTCCACCGCCGCGACGAAGGCCCTGAACGCGGACGCCACGCGCCCGTCGATGCCCAGCAGGTCGCCGTCGAGGTAGAGGTTGTAAACGTTTCCGCCGTCCGCGATGCCCGCGGCTCCGCTGGCGGTCGCCCCGTATGCTCCGCCGCCGGTAACGCTCACGCCGAACACGGCGGCCTTCTCGACGTTGCGCACCGCCGACCTCATGGACTTCACGGGCTCGTCAGCCGTGTCGTCGATGCCGAGGGCCGCGCCCTGCATCACGTAGCCGAACATCTTGCGGAACACGCGCGAGGGCGAGTGGATTCCGAGCAGGTTCTTGGCAGCGTCGATGGCGCCGCCCACCACGCCGGTAATCTTGCTCACGACCACGCCTGCCGCGCCGCTGATTCCGTTTGCGATGCCCTGCACGATCTGCGAGCCGATGGACACCACGCGGCCCGGGATGGAGGACAGGGCGCCCATGATCGCGCTGCCGATGTTGGCTGCAGCCGAGGTCACGAAGCCGACCGCGCCGCGGATGGCGGAGCCCAGGCTGCTGATTCCGCTGCGGCCGATGCTCGCCAGGGTGGACGGCAGGTTCTGGATTGCGCCGCGGATGGCGGACACGATGTTGGCGCCGCACGAGCTGACGAAACCGGCCATGCCGGTGATGCCGTTGCCCAGGAACGTGATGGCGTTCCTGCCGAGGCTCAGCCAGTCGAGCGCCGACCAAGCCGAGACGAAGGCCGAGAAGATGGCCGGGATGTTGGCGATGAGCGTCGGTATCGCCTGCACGATGCCAAGCGCCAGCGTCACGATTGCCTGGATGCCGGCACCGAGCAGTATCGGCGCGTTGTCGTTGATCGCGCTGGCGAGGTTCTGCACGATGACCGGAGCCTGCTCGATGAGCGTCGGCAGGCTGTCGGCGATACCCTGCGCCAAGCCGACGATGAGGTTCGCCGCGCCCTCTGCCAGAACGCCCGCGTTCTCGGCTATGGACTCGGAGAGGCCGGTGAGAATCTGCAGGCCGCTCTCCGTGATGGAGGGCAGGTTCTCGGACAGGTAGCCGCCGAGCGATGTCATGAGCGACGCCGCCGTCTCGGAGAGGAACGACAGCCCCATCTCGATTCCCTCGGCGAGCTTGGGAACGACCTCGCCGCCCACGTCGGCGAAGCCCTCGGCGATGCCGGGCAGCGATGAGGTGATGTTCTCCTGCAGCGTGGAAAGGTCGCCCTCGAGCAGCGTCAGGCCGTAGACCATGGCGAGGTGCAAAGACTCGAGCGGGTTGTCACCAACCGACCAGATCTCGCGCAGGCCCTTGAAGCGCTCGCCGATCTCGTCCACGCCGTCCGACACGGCGGAGAGGATGTCGCCCATGGGCCCGGGCACGGCTGCCGCCGCGCTGTCGAGTGCCTGCGTGAAGATGCTGACGAACGCCTGACCGAGCACGGGGCCGAGCGACGTGACAAGGCTCGGTAGCTGCGACAGCGCAGTGCCGGCGATGGTCGCCACGCGCGGGATGACGTTCGAGGCCGCCGTCTCGACCGACTGTAACAGCTCCTCGGTGAGCTTGCCCATGTCGGCGTCGTCCTTGCCCAGCTCCGTCACCCAGTTCTCCCAGGCGGCCTTCGCCATGTTGCAGGAGCCCTCGATGGTCGTCGCGGCCTCGCGCGAGGTCGTGCCGGCGATCTGCATCTGCTCCTGCATCGTATGGATGGCGAGCACGATGTTGTCGAATGAGAGACTCGACTCGTCCACGGCGGAGTTGACGGCGTGCGCGTCCTTGACGAGGCGCTGCATCTCCTCCTTGGTTCCGCCATACCCCAGCTTGAGGTTGTCGAGCATCGTGTAGTTCTGCTTGGCAAATCCCTGGTACGCGTTCTGGAGGTCCTCCATCGCCGTGCCGAAGGTGTTGGCGTTGTCGCTCATGTCGACCATGGCCGTGTTGGCGTACTCGGCCGCCTTGACCGTGTCGCCGCCCAGCGAGGCCACCAGCGAGGCCGAGAAGCCCGTCACCTGCTCCATGTACCGGTTGGCGCTCAGGCCGGCCGTTATGTAGGCGCGGTCGGCGTTTGCCAGCACCGTCGTCTGGGCCTGCTCGAGCTGCTGCCACTTGCCGGAGCACTGCTCGACGGTCTGGCCCGTCATGGCGGCGTAGTCCTCGAGGGACTTGCCCATGTTGCCGAAAATCTTCTGTATGCCGCCGACGTTCTGCTCGTATGCGGCGTATGCGCTCATGCTCATGCCCGTGACGGCGGCGACGCCCGCCCCCACGGCGGCGACGCCAACGCCTATCGCCTTGGCGGCGGTCGCGCCGGCCTTGCCGAGCGTGCCCACGACCTTCGAGGCCACGCCCTCCACCTTGCCGCTGGCCTCGTCCTTGAGGCCGACCTTAATCATCAGGTCGAGAAGGTTCACCTAGACCACCTTCAATCCCATCCGCTCGATGATGTCTGCGGCGATCTCGTCGCCGCCGCGCGTGTCCTCCGCCTCGGACCCATCGCCCGCACCGCCGTTGACGATGCTCAGGAAGGGCTCCTTGAGCCACTTCCCCTGCGCCATGAGGCGCACCGACTCGCTCAGGTACACGCGGAACGCCTCCCGCTCGTCCCGCTCGCGCCACCGCGCGACCATGTACCTAGAGAAAGGGCGAGCACGCCGTGGCCCGACGTACTCGCCCAGACAGAGCCATATGTGAGATGGGTCCTCGGCGGCTATCCAAAAAAAGGAGCCAGGACGTCCTTGATGCCGTCGATGCCGTCGACGGCATCCTTGATGTCGTTCACCCACTTCTTGACGGTGAAGTCGGCCTTGTACTCCTCGAGCGTCTGGCCGTCGAGTGCGGCGAGCAGCTTGTAGCTGATCTCGCCGCCCTGGCGCAGCACGTCGGGCAGAAGACCCACCACCATGTCCACGGCGAGGCCGTTGACCTCGGCGGTGGCGGCTGCCTTCGCGGCCTCGGGGTCGCCCTTCGCCTTGGCGGCCGCCTTGGCCTTGGCCTTGGCGGAGTCGGAGCGGAACTTGGCGTAGGAGGCCTTTGCCTTCGCGCCGAGCTCGCCGTTCATGACGTCCTCGGCAACGTCCGCCAGCAGGCACATGGCGTTCTGGAACTCGTCGGCGTTAAGGTTCTCCAGCTTCATGGTTAGGCTCCAATGCTCCTGTTTGATATACAGCTCGTAGGGCACGATCTTGGGGTTCTTGATTGAGTAGTGGCCCGTGAACTCGAACGCGAACTGGCCCTTGGCCTTGTTCTGCGTCGTGATTTGCAGACCGCCCGTGTTGAGCGCGTTGATGAGGCGGATGGCGATATAGCCGTTGCCGTTCTCGCCCGAGTAATCGCCGATGAGCCAGATGTCGGCGAAGTCGTCCTCCGAGAGCGCGGAGCGCGGGACGATCTTCCCCTCGGTCTCGTCGGCTGCGGCTGCGAGCTTCTTGCCGAGCGCAGTGTTCAGCGTCACGAAGGTGCCGCTCAGCTTGGCATCGATGCTGTCGATGCGCTTCAGCTCCATCGTGTTGGCGGGGCAGTTGTCGATGTCCTCGCCGTAGTCGATGAAGCTGGGCGTGGCGGCGAAGCTGGTTCCGCCGCTCGTCGCGCCCATCAGCTCGGACTCTGCGACCTCGGCGGTCTTGGTGTTGAAATTCGTGGCGAGCAGGCCCGCGTTGATGACGATCTCCTTGAACGTGTTCTCGGGGATGCGCGTGAACTTAGACATATGACCTCCTAGTAGCTGGTCATGTACTCAATGGTCAGGTTGATGATTCGGCGCTTCACGGCGTTGTCCTCGTCGGCCATGGCGTTGCAGAACGGCTCGCCCTGCATCACCCACATGCCGCCGCCGTCGCACGGCAGCAGCACGCCGGAGAGCCCGAGTGCCCGGGCGACCTCCTCGGCCTTGGCGTTGGGCGCGGCCTCGGACGATGCATGGAACCAGAGGTTCACCTCGGAGTTGCACTGCGTGCCGAATGCCGCGGTCGGCAGGTCGTAGGTGATGTAGGGCATCTTCGCCTTGCGCGGCACCGCCGAGTCGCGGTACACGGGAAGGCCGAAGCCCTCGAGCCAAGCCTGCAGCGCCGCCGCCTTAGTCGCCATCCGGCACCTCCCACTCCTCCGCGCTGCACTGGCCGAAGCCAAACGACGCGCAGCACGGCGCGGCGCCGTCGTCCGCGTTCGACGTGCAGCGAAATACCTGCCCGTCGAACGCACGCTGGAAGAGGTCGCCGTACCGCAGCGGCTCGGCGGTCGTCACGGTGTAGACGTTCCTCACGCCGTCGTGCTCCGCGATGCGCGAGGCCGTGGAGCTGTCGCGCACGATCGCCGCCGTGAAGCCGTCGCCGACGGCGAGGACGGTCTTGAAGCCGCCCTCGCCGTCAGGCTCGGTCTTTGCGACGAGCCTCGCGCACGCCACCGCCATGCGCTCGTACAGGCGGCTCACAGCTTTCTCCAAGGGTCGAGACGCGCCTTGAACTGCTGCCGCCACGTGATTGGCGAGCCGTCGCCGCCGACGCGCGTGTAGCTGTAGCCGCCGAAGCTCTCGCTCGCGTAGGGGCTGTCTAGCTCCTTGGCGTGCTCGGTCTGCCACGCTGCGATCTCGTCAGCGAGGTCGACCACGGCGCGCGGGATGGCGAGCGCCCAGACGGTGCCGACGAACTCCTCGTCCGTGAGTTCGTTGTAGGGCCATGAGTGCAGCCCGTCGTTGAGCGTCGAGCCCGTGATGCGGACGTACTGTCCCTCCTTGAGGCCGAGCTCCGCAGGGGGCACGAGGCGACCGTCCTCGATGCGGACGCGCCCCGTGCGCTTGTCGGCGACGAACCAGTTGCGCAACGACAGAAGCACCTGCTCAAGCATGGCCTGCGCCTATCGCTTGTCGACGATGACGGCGGCCAGCTCGGGGGTGAGGGTCTTGACGCCGCAGAGCATGTCGATGGACACGGTGTCGGTCTTGGTCTTTTGGTCGTAACCCTGCACGACGCGCAGACCGAAGCCGTCGTAGGAGGTGGAGAAGGCCTTGGGCGCACCGAGCGGCATCTCGAGCTGGCGGGTCACGAGCGCGAAGGCGTTCTTGTGGAACGCGATGGACGGCGTGTAGTTCGCCGTCTCGGCGGTCGTCTTCTGGAACGTTCTGGTCACAGTAGAAGTCGAGGCCGTACTTGCGGCCAAGCGATGCCTCCTTGAGGGCGGTGCCGTTGTCGCCGACGGCGGAGGCATTGGTGAACGCCTCGGTGTTGAGCAGGTCAGCCTCGGCCTGGGAGCCGTAGACGAAGCGGCGCTCCGTGGAGGGCGCCTTGGCGTCCACGAGGAACTTGCGGGCGGCGATGATGTCCGCCACGGCGATGGCGCCCTTGGTGTGGTCGACGCGGTTCGTGACGTCCTTCTCGAGCGCGAGCAGGTAGCCGTCGATCTTGTCGGCGAAGGCCTGCATCGCGGGGACGAGGAACTGCGCGGAGAAGTCGACGATGCCCATCGTCAGCTCCTTGGACGTGACGGCGAACGTCACGTCGAGCAGCTTGTCCATCTTGACGGGGACCTTGCCCTCCGTGGCGTCCTGCACCTCGACCTCGGTAGTAAACTCCTTGGCCTCGAAGGTGGCGGGCTTGCGGACAGTGATGGTGTCGCCCACGCCGGCGACGAACTCGGAGGAGTAGTCGCGGTGGACGAGGTTGGCCATGACGGCGTTGGTGCGCAGAACGTCCAGCGCCTCGTTGGCGATGATGTTGGGTGTAAGGATGGTGTTCGACATAGAAACCCCTTAGCCTCTCTGCTCCGCCTTGTACTTCATGTACTCGGCGGTGCTCATTTCGTTGATGTCCTTGCCGCCCTCGCCCTTGGGGGCGTGGGCCACGTCGGCGCCTTTGACGGTTGTGGTTGCGATGAAGTCGGCCCAGTCGGCCTTGATGCCCTCGGTGAGCTTGTCCGCGCCTTCGATAGCGCCGTCCTTGACGGTCACGTTCTCGAGGTCGGAGACCTTGAGAACGGTCTCGATGCGCTTGGGGTCGACGCCCGCCGACTTGAGCAGCTCTCGGTACAGGCCGCGCTTCACGGCTGCGGCCTTCTCGCCCTCGACCTTGGCCTTGAAGTCGTCGAGCTCCTTGCACTTGGCCTTGTACTTTTCCTCGTACTCGCCCGCGCCCTCGCCCTTGGCCTTGAGCGCGTCCAGCTCCTTCTTGTAGCCGTCCGCCTTGCCCGCGGCCTCCTTGAGCTCGTCGCGCTGCGCCTTGAGCGCGTTCACGCTCTCGGCGTGCTCCTCGATGATCTGGTCGATCTTCTCGTCCTCGATGCCCATTGCCTTGAGCATCTTTCGCGTGAGTGCCAACAGAATCTCCCTTGCTTCGGAATGGGCGGGTCCCAGCCTGTTGCCTCGGCAGGGCCCGCGCCGCAATACCTCGCGGCAAGGGTGAGTATCCAAGCGGAGTAACGCGGCCCTACGCGCCACCCCTCAGGTGCTTCTCGAGAATCGCCCGGTACGTGTCGCCGTGACCCGTTGCCGCCTTGCGCAGGAAGTGCTTGCCCTTCATGCGGGAAGTTCCCTCCTCGACGTACGGCGCATACTCGACATTTGTACCGATGAAGCAGTCGTAGCCTTTGAGGAGGTGCGTGACAGAGTTGCGCAACCTGCCCGTGTCGACCGGGCACGTCGCCTTGGCGTAGCCCTCCGCGACGAGGCCTATCTCCTCTAGGCCCGTTTTATAGGCGCGCAGGAGGGCCTTCTCGACCTGCTCGATGTTGTTCTGCCGTATCTCGATGCACTCGGCGGTATCCAGCTTCGCGGCGTTTACGATCTCCTCAGTGATGAGGGTGCCGTGCCGCCCGTGGTCGCCGACGCCGCCGACGAGCCCGTAGGCCATCAGTCGAGCACCTCGCAGCCGTAGCCAACGCGGCCGTTGACGTCCACCTCGATGGCCTCGACGGCCTGCACCGGCACGCCCTCGCACCCGAGCGTGCAGCCGTCGTCGGGCTCGACCTCGTCGCCGCGCTGCGTGCAGATGTAGGTGTCCGGGAACGTGAAGCCGAAACCCAGCTTTACGGCGCAGTCGCCGCAGTTCGCGCAAGTGAATAGCTCTTTCATGCCTGCCCCAATCTCTCTGCGGGCAGTGTCGCGGCACGGTCACGCGGCATGAAAAAAGCCCCGCCGTGGCGGGGCCTACTGGCTAGTTCTTTAGTTCGCTTTCGAATATCTCGACTATATCGGCCTCAAGAGCATCCTCGAACTTATCCGGGCCAAACAGCTCGTAGTACTCCCTGCGATTCTCGTCGTCGTATTTGGCCTCTTTAAGCCATAGCTCCTGAACGGCTTTAGGCTTGGAATCGAGAACGTGACCTATAGCGTCGACGTCGTCTCTTCCGTCGAGATAGCTAACGGCTTCGTTGAGTATGTCATTCATGATGCTCAATCTTGAAACCGAACCTCTCCTCAATCGCCCGAAACAGCCTGTCCTCGTTGCCGCCGTAAAGCCTTTGGATTCTAAGGTACTTCACCTCATCGACATTATAGGACGCATCCGGCTCGGAAACCTTCTCGAACGTGTAGATACTTCCATCGTGAGCTGCGATTATCCCCATCTCGCAGCCCTTGCCGCCGACCGCCAAAAGGTCAGCCGCGCTAGGGATGCCAGAGGCCGGGTGGTTGTGGAGCAGCACTACGCGCCGACCGTCCCCGATTGCCGCCTCGACCTTCTTGCCGAACTTCGCCGGAGGGACCACGGTGCTTCCGACGGTCGAGTTAACGCAGCTCGTGATTGTCTTGCCCGTTGACAAGTCGATGGCGTAAAGGTCCTCGCCGTTCGTGCCCCCTCGGTGGCTGAGGATCCGCCTTATGCTCGCATGTACGCCGTCCGCGGCATCTTTGCCGACAGCCTTGGAGACCTTGGCCCGGTAGTCCCTACTCGCGATCTTCCCCATGTCCACCGCGAACGCCTTTGAGTGCTCCACCGGCTTAGCCCTCGATTTCCCGCCGCCCTCGTAGACCGTGCCGAGCGCCGAGTCCAGCACCTTTTGCTGGTCGCCCGCCGACATCTTCCTGAAGCCGCTCGACGGTATGCCGTAGTCCTCGAGCTGCCGCGAGAGCCGCTTTCGCGCCTCGGTCTTGGACACGCCTGCCGCATCCAGCTTGCGCTTGGTTCCGGGCATTTCCATGAACTCGGAGATGGTGCGGTTCGCGGGCTTGGTGCCGTTGACGGCGGGCTTGCCCGCCTTCCATTCCTCGTAGGTCATGCCCTCGGGCAGGCGGCTGAACCGCTCGCCGTCGAGCACGTCGAGTCCGTCGCAGCACGCCACCAGCGTGCATCGGCAGTTCGCGGTCTGGGCATACGGCGCCTCGGGGTCGCCCGGATAGCGACACCCGTTGCTGAACTTCTCACCGACCTCGACCTTCTCGCGGTCAATCTCCCTGTGGCTCGAGCGCGTGCGCAGGTCGAGCGTCGCCACCCATTCCTGCTGCACCTTGATACCGAGCCCCTTGGCCCTCTTGTAGCTGTCGACACGCCCGGCATTCTCCGCCGCCGTCGTCGAGGTGCGCGCCAGACGTACCGCAGCCGCGCGATTCGACCCCGTCACGTCCTGCATGCGCTTGGCTATCTTTGGTATCGACTCGCCGAGAAGCACGCCCTGCGTGATCTGGTTGGCGATGAGCCGGCGGTTCCACGCCACGTCCTTGGCGACGTTGACGGACGGCTTGGGCAGGTAGCTGTCGTGGTCGGTGAGCAGCCTCTGCACGGTCGAGGCGTCCTGCAGCGCGTAGGCCGTGTCAACGCCAACGGCGCTCTCGACCTGCCACGTGCCGTAGTTGTAGTTCTCGGCGTAGACCTCGGGCAGCCTGCCCTCGATGGCGGCGGCCGCGACGACGTTCGCGTGCGTCATGGCCTCGGCGCACTGCTTGAGGACGATTCGGTAGCGCCTGCCCGCCGCGATCTTCCCGCTTCGCCAAGACCTGTATTGCGCCTTGGTGATCTCGCCGGCCTCGAGCCGCCCTCGCATCTTCTCATCGTCGGTCTCGAACTGCGCCAGATAGCGCTTGAGGTTGGCGTAGGCGGTCTTGCTCGCCTCGCCGTACACTCCCGCCACCTCGCGCTCGAACGCCCGAATCTCGGCGTCTGAGAACTCGTGAGCGCTATCCTTCGCCATGCGCCGCCTCCAATCGTCGACACGCATGGTCGCCCGCGCATAACGGAAAAGGGCCCCGACCGAAGACGGGGCCCTTCCCTACTCGCCGTCTGCCTTTAGCATCTGGCGTACCTCGTCGCGCCAGCGCTCGGGAACGCTCTCGAGCGTGCGCTTGCCGCTCTTCACGGCGCGGTAGTAGATCTTCGCCAAGCTACTCACCTCCAACGATGTCGCCGAGCTCGAGAAGGGCCGCCTGCGAGTCGGCGACCTGCTGCTGGAGCGATGCGATCTGCTCCTCCATGCTCATGCCGTCCGCCTCGTGTGCCGCCCATACGGTGTCAAAGTCGGCCTTTGCGCCCTCGACCGTCAGCTCGCCAGTCGGGTCGGTGAAGTGCAGCTCCTCATAGGTGAACACCTTCACCTTGACGGAACCGCCCTCGCCGCCCTGCTCCTCGCGCTCGCCCTCGGCGATGCCGCGGCGCAACCAGACGTCGGTCCCCGCGATCTCGACCGCCTCGGGCCTCTCGCCCGTTCGCTCAGACTTCACAACCATAAATTACCTCCTAACCCACGGCCCTCGCCGCGTTGAATATGCACCGCTTACCGTTCATCTGGTGCTCCATGACGGCCGTTTTCAACCAGCTCCAGTAAGAGCACACGCGCCTTGCCAAGCGCTCGGTGCGCCTGCGCATGTAGCGCGCGAACGCGCGTCGCAGTCGTTTCCAGAGCCTCTTTCGCAAGTCGACCCGGCGCCCGCGAGCACACCAGATGCGATAGCCCGCGAAGTCGATGGGCTCGGCGCCGTTGCGCCTCACCTTCCACGGTTTCAGCGACAATCCTAGCCGCCCCAAAACGCGCGCGGCGATGGCAGCGGCCTTCCTGAGCGAACGCTTTGAGTTGCCGAGAAAATAGCCGTCGTCGGCGTACCACACCTGGCATCCCGCGAGCCTCACGCGCTTGCCGCGCCGCTCCTTCGCCGCCTCCTCGACCGCGTGGTACGCGAACGAGATCACGAACGCCGCCAACCGAAGCGACAGGTAGCTGCCGAGGATAAGGACGCCGTTCATCGTCGACAGCAGCGAATGGAGCAGGTAGAGGACCTGGCTGTTCTTGACGTAGCGCGCCACCAGACCCTCCACCACCGCCGTCCGCATCGAGCCGTAGCAGTTGCGGATGTCGACGTGTACGTGGTAGGTGAAGCGGTGAACCTCGCGCCTGAGCTTGCGCATCCCCAGCGCCGCGCCCTTGCCCTTGCACGCCTGCTCGCACACCCGTGCCCAGCAAGACCGCACCCTTGGGCGGCAAGGAGCGGCTCGAGCGCCCCAACGCAAAGGTAGTTGCACACCTGCCGCTTGATGCTCTCGACGCTTATCTCGCGCAGCTTGCCGCTGTTCGGGTCGTGTTTCAGATAGGTTCGGATGGGCTCGAACGTCAGCGTCTCGGTCGAGAGCTCTAGCCAGATGCGGTCGACGAACGCCGTCTCGGTGCCGTATTCGTCGGCGACGCGCCAGCCGTTCTCCTTGCCGGAGTCGCTTTTCTTCCATCGGTGCAGGGCCTCGACGACGCTTCTGCGCGTGAGCTCGAGGCCCTTGCAGTAGGTTTTCATAGATCAAAGCTCTTTCTGTCTGTCATACGAGCGTTCGCCTTGCGGCTACCAGCCCGTGAGCCTTGCGGACAAATTTCACTCAAAGGAGTCAGGCTGAGCCGCGTCCCGCCAGAAAGCGGCGGGCGCGGTAGACACGGTGCGAGTAGAGATTTATAGACAGATTGCCGGGAGACGAAGTTCCAGTTCGCCCTGCCAGACCTGTTCCTCGAGTTCGCGTAACGAAGACCAGCCGCCGAGCCGTTCCTCAGGTTGCCGAGGAACTGAACCAGAAACGCAGCGCCGCCCTCACCGTGAAGTCCCTGTTTGGGGCTTAGGAGGGGGCCAGCCCCCTCTCAGGGCTACGCCCTGATTCACCCCGGCTACGGCCCGTAGCAGAAAGCCGGGAGACGAAGGGCCAGATCGCCCAGCCAGACCCGCCCCACGAGTACGCGTAACGAAGACCAGCCGCCGAGCCGTCCCTCAGGTCGCCGAGGAACCGAACCAGACGGATTGTGCCTTTGACTTTGCCGCCGGAGGTGTCGAAGTAGAAGTAGTCACCGACACCGGTCGTCGCCGAGCCGCCGAGCCCCTTTCCCAAGATGAGGCCGTTGACGAACTGGATGTCGAGCATGTAGCCATCTGCCGCCGGCATGCACGCCGCCGTCGGGGTCACCCCGTCCGCCACGGCGTTCTTCTTCTCATTGCGTGTGTCGGGGTTGACCGCGATGCCGAAGCCCGTGCCGTCGGAGACGAAGAGCGTATCGCCCATGAACTCCCACAGGCCCAGCCCCGTCTCGACGCCGCCGACCTTGAACGGATGCTTGCCGTCCTTCGCCACCTGGCCGTCGCCCACGAGAGCATCGGTGTTGCCCGTGCACCACGGCGCACTCTGGAGCCATGTGTTCACGGTCGTGTTGAACGCCTTGGCGACGTCCATGAGAAGCGCCACGTTGCCGTCTGCGAGCGTCTCCTTGCCGCCGACGACCGCGCCGTCGAACACGTCGTACGCCGCCGCGGCGCCTCGGTCTGGGCACGTGGTGCCCGTGTCGGTGCCGTACATCATCGACGCACCCACGGGAATCTTCGCCGCCTGCTCGGCGGTGACGACCACGCGCGTGACGCCTGTCTCGGCGATTGCCGGGTGAATCTGCACGTTGAAGTCGGTGCAGCCCGGGAAGTCCACCTGGGAGGACTTGCACAGCGTCTTGGTCAACTGGTGGAAGTTGATATACCACTGGTCATAGACGCTCATGCCCGAGTAGCCCGTGGTCGCGGTCTTGCAAAGGTCGACGAGCGAGTCGTGCGAGGTCACTCGGTTGGCGACCTTCGCGCCCGAGACGGAGCGCGGGCGCCCGTCGGCGTCGATGCTCATGGGATACGTCGGCGTCAGCATGTACGGTCGCAGCGTGCCGTCCGGCAGCAACGCCTTGGGGTTCGGCTGCGAGCCACTGAATCGGCTGTCGGACCACGAGACGAGCAGGTTGCCGTTCGTCAGCACCTCGACCGCCTGCCACACGACCGGCGCGATCTCGTAGACGTTGTTGCCGTGTCCGTTGTCCACGCGCGAGAAGCCGTAGTCGACGCCGTCGATGGCCTCGACCCACGGCACGCCGTCGGCGTCGGCACCGGCGTTGGCGGACACGTGGAACCACGGGCCGCCCTCGGCGTCGAACGGGTCGACAGCCGCGCTCGTCGCCGTCGCGGGCACGAACTCGGTGGAGGCCACGCGCTTCGCGGCAGCGCTCATGGGCTGGATGTCGGTGGGGCTGCCCGCCGGGATGAGAAACGTGTACACCAGCCCCGTCTTGTGCTTGTCGACCATCGCGGCGACGGTCTCGTTCTTATAGCGCCCGGTCGAGGCGTCGCGCTCGAGCGTCTTCTGGTCGCCAAGGTTCTTCACCGCGCCGACCAGCGCCCACACCGCCTTATCCGATGCCAGCGGGTCCGCGTACTCGAACCCCTCGGTTGCCTGCTCGGCTACCTGCGTATCGGCCATTTAGGCACCTACCTTTCGCATTTGGCAAATCTTGCCGTTTACCTTCTTGAGTCCCAAGGCCGTAACCGCAGCCGCCGAGTCGATAATCGACTGGTAGTTCAGGGCTGCCGTCTTGGCGTCCTTGAGCGCCGCCTGGGCGTCGGTGAGGGCCTTTGTCGAGTCCTGTTCGCGCTTGGCCTCTGCGGTCTTGCGCCCCGCCTCCGCCTCCTTGCGCTCCGTCTCGGAGGTCTTGCGCTCCAACTCGGTCTGCTTGCGCTCGGACTCGGAGTCGGCGCGTCCTTTCTCAGCCGTTTCGACAGAAGCCTTGAGCTGCTTGAACTCGTTATTGACCTTGTTCACGCCAGCCGCCGCGTCCGTCGCGGGCTTCTTGAGCTCCGCGATCTGCTCGGCGGTGAGATCACTGTATCTCAGCGCGTCGCCCTTCGGCACGCCGACGACCAGCACGTTGCCCTCCATCGTCGCCGTTGCCTCCGAGCCCGAGGCGAGCGTCGTGGCTCGTGCCCCCTTGACCTCGGCGGCGACAGCCTTGTCGCGTGCGGCCTCCGCCGCCTTCTGCGCGGCCTTAGCCTCGTCTCGCGCCGCCTCTGCGTCCTTGATGGTGCGCTGGTCGCTCGGCTCGTAGATGTACTCGGCGGGCTTGGCTCGCCTCTTTACGTCCCAGAGCGCCTCGATGCGCGTGCGCCCGCCGTATGCCTCGTCCGTGATGTAGGCCCATGCGTACACGCGACCCGCCGCCTGGAGCAGCTCGTCGGGAATCTTCGCCTTGTTGCCGGCGACCTCGACCGTGTAGCACGTCCCCGTGGTCGACTTGGCGAAATGCACCTGCTCGCAGCCGACAACCTCGACCTCGCGCCCGGTGTCCCACTGCCACAGCTCGCCGTCAAGCACCTGCAATGCCGCCATCACTCATCACCTTCCTCGTCCTCGTCGTTGTCGTCGTCCTCGTCGCCCTCCTGGGCACCCTTCGCGTTAGCCGCCAGGGCGGGCGGCAGCGCTGCCATGCGCTCCTCCTGCTCCCGCTGCTTGCGCTCCAAAATCTTCGCCCTCTCGTCGGGCGTGATGTTCGGCAGCTTTCGCAGGATCGTCTCATCGTCCAGCCACTCGGCCTCCAGGCACACGGTCTCGACCTGCTCCTTGGTGTTGCTAATGCGAGTGCGCGTGAACACGGGCGTGTCCTCGATGCCCTGCAACGCAAGGATGTCCATGATACCCTCGCGGATGTGGCGCTCAAACTCGGCAGCCTCCTCGTCCATCGGCTGGTATGCCGCGTCGATATGGTCGTTGGTCGCCCCCGCCGCGATGGTGTGGACGTCCAGCGCGCCGAAGTCCTCGTAGATGTCGGCCTTGATCTGCGCCAGCGTCTCCTTGCGGCCCTCGACGGGCACCTCCTGCGTGTACGGCGTCACGGACTGCCCCTGCTCGGCGTCGACCTCGGCCACGTGCGTCAGCTTGAGCTTCGCCCGCCACAGGTCGAGGTCCCTGTCGTCCATGCCGCCGGCTCCGTTGATGAGCCAGTAGATCTGTGCGCAGTCGCGCGTGTCGTTCACCAGGCCGCTCTTGATGAGGTCGTAGGCGTCGATGCTCTCGCGCATGCCGACGAGCGTGCTCTGGTGCGCGTCGCTGCCCCAGACCGCCACGATGGGCAGGCGGGAGTAGTTCTCCGCATCGACGGCCAGCTTCATCCCGTCCGCCGGTATCTCCTGATACGTGACCTTGTAGGCGCGCTTGGCCTCGGTCACCTCGAAGTCGAAGCCGCTGCCGCCCGACACCATCTCCGTGTAGCCGTCCTGCTCGTAGAGGGTCGCGTGCCACGGGTGGTCGGAGTCGAGCCGCCAGAACCTCACACCGGCGTATAGCGCCCCCGAGTACTCGTCCCACACCGGGCAGAACTCATCGGCGGTGAACACGTCGATGTGGTCGAGGTTCCAAAACGGGAACGACACACCGTGGATGAGCGCCTTGAGCCCCATCTCCATGACGTCGTCGTCGAAGCGGTCGCCAAGCCCCTCCTTGGTCGTGTCCTTGCCGCCCGCCGAGACGTCCACGAAGCTCACGCCCTTACCGAGCGAGTACGTGCAGCGCTGGACGTTCAGGCGCTTGAACAGGTTACTCGCCAGCCTCAGCTTCGAGGCCGTGAAGTCCTCGGCCTCGGCACCGGAGCACGAGTAGATCTTCTGCACGAAACGGTTGATCGTGACGTTGTGCTGGCGGTAGTACTCGTTCGCGGTGACGGCGTTGCGGTACATCTCGCTCGACATGTGCCGCTCGATGGCGTCTGCCGCGAACGCCGTCGCCGACGCCGCCGCCTTGAGGTCGCCATCGGTCACCAAAGGCCCCTTAGACAAGCCGCTACCTCCCTCCAAAGAATGGGTTTACCTGCTCTTTCGCAGGCTTGTACATGCGCAGTGTTGCCACGCCGTAACGGAGCGCGTCGCAGCTGTGGTCCTCGACCTTGACGGGCCTGTCGCCGTCCGCCTTGGCGTCCCAGCAGTAGCCGCCGAGCTCGCCTATCAGCCCCGCGCAGGCGTCGGAGATACGCACCGTGCCGTTGCCAAGCACACATCCGTCTCTCGTATGCCGTCCGCGACGTCGTTGCGCCATTTTTGGTCTTGAACCCGGCCTGCCGCATCGCGGCGATGAAGCTCGTGGCGCTCGGGTCGATGATGAACTTGGGCGGCTTGCTCAGCCCGCGCACGAAGTCGGCCATGTCGGCCACGTAGTCGGCGTCCGTCTTCTAGGTGCCCCGCTGTCGCGGCCCGCAGTAGCGGTACTCGTCCACCACGTGCCACACCTTGCCGTCAAATGCCCACAGAAGCGCCGCGAAGGCGTTCTGCGTCCGTAGTCGCAAGACACCGCGTACTTGACGGCGCTGCCCGTATATCGACTCTCTAGGGCACCCTCCCACTCGGGATAGACAAGGCCCTCGGCCAGCGTCCACTTGCCCAAGATGTAGCGGTCGTAGTAAACGCCGCTGCCGTAGTCCTTGATGAGGGCTTCGATGACATCCGGTGCCAGCGCACCGTCCCAGATCGTGTAGTCCTGCCTGTAGATGTCGCTGTCGCCGTCGAGGAACCGCTTGAACCAGTGGTTGGGGCTGTCGGGGTTGCAGGTGCCGTCGAAGCGGCTGTGCTCGCAGCGCAGGCGGCTCTTGAGCATCTGGAACACGTCTTCGCTCCACGTGGCGACCTCGTCGCCGTAGACCCACTCGAACGTGGCGCCCTGAATCTTGGATACGCTTGTCTTCTTATCCGCCCCGAGGCAGTAGACCTTGCGCCCGAATATCTGGGCCGTGTTGTCCCGCCCGATCTGGCTGACGACGTCTTCGCTGTAAAGGGAGCGCATCGGCTCGAGGATGTTGCGCTCGAGCGTCGAGCGGGTGTTCCCGATCATCACCGCCAGCCCCTCGCCCCTCATGGCGAGAAGCCTCTGCGGTATGGTCACGGCTATGTCGACGTAGCTCTTGCCCGAGCCCGTCGCCCCGCACTTCACGTTGTAGCGGTGCGTGCAGTTGGCGAGGTACTCGCGCTGCATCCTCGTGAGCGGCATCGGCTACTCGTCCCCGCCGATTGAGGACGGCACGGACAGCACAAGCTCCTTGGCGGCCTTCAGCACTGCGCTGTCGGTGGTATCCATGATGCGCTGTGCCTTCGCGAACTCCTGCGGGTACTTGCGCTCGAGAAGCCACGCCGCCGCCTGCCAGCTGTCGTCGCTCGCATCCATGATTCGCTCCACCAGGGTGGCCTTGCGCTCAACCTCGCCTTTTTTCATGGCTTGACATAGTTGATGCTGATTTTCGGTTTTGGGATGGTTTATCCAGCGGCTATATGTCTCGGGGGCAACGCCGAGATATGCGGCGATGTCCTTGTCGGTCAGTCCGGCACGGCACAGGCGGACGGCATCCTCGATGCCATCCTTGGTCAGTTTTTCACGCCCTTTTCCCGCCACAAAATCACGTTTCCGCTGGTAGATAGACCTATGGAAACGCGAACGTTCCCACCTTTTTACGCACGTGGACAAGCGCGTGCGTTTGCCCACGAGCGTAAAAAGGGGGTAACGTTTAAAGAAAAGGCCCCGGTTTCCCGGGGCCTTTCGGCTACTCGACCTTTGTTGGCTTGATTCCGATTGCCTCGGCCAGCCTCTCAAGCGCCTCCGTCCAGCTTCTGCCGTCTGTGCGCGGCCTGGCGGATGCGGTTGCTCTCCGCCTCCTCATCGAGCCGCCTCTTGCGTTCCTCCAGATAGCATCCCTTGCAGAGCCTCCACGCCTTAGCCTGCGCCGAGGTCGTGAACACGGGCCGCGCGTCGCATACGATGCACAGACCGTCCGTCCTCGACGGGAAACGCCCGTAGCGCTGCCGCGCGTGCCTCACGGCGCTCGGCGTCACCCTGAGCTCCGCCGCGATCTCCGCCGCCGTCCGCTCGGGATGCGCCTGCATCCGCCCTATCATCTCGTCCGTCCACAGGACATAGGAGGAGCGCCCCTTGCGGAGCGCCCATTCCCTCGCCAAAGGACGATGTGTTGATTTTGTAGATGGGCCTTTTGGCCCATCTCCCACAGGCGGCCTATCTGCCATCCGAATACCCCCTAGCGCTCGGTTTGCTTCGGCTACCATACCAAGCGCCGGGGACCACATCACGCACGGCGCTCGATTCTCGTCCCGCACTTCGGGCAATGGACGGCCTCGTACGCCAACATGCCTCCGAAGCCGATATACTCCCAGAGCTGCCCGCTCCAATCGCAGCTTGAGCAGTGGAAGTAGTCGTCGGCCATCCGCTTGCCCGGAATGAACGGGTCCCGCTTGTGCTCGACAAGGTCGTGGCACACCGGTCGGTCGATGAGATCGGCAATTGCTCGGTATGTCTCCTGTGGATTAGCGAAGTCAATCTCGCCAGTCACAGTCTCCTGCAAGCGCTGCCACCACTCGCCTAGCGAGCCGCTGCTGTATGCCGCCTGTTTGCGCAGCTCGCTGGCTATCTCGCGGCGCTCTTCATCGTTAATCATTCGTCCATCGCCTCCGCCCAAGATGCTCTCTTGTACGCCTCGCACTTGACGATCACATCAGACGTGACCTTCTTGGTGATCCCGCACGAGTACCCGATTGCAACGGGAAAGCCGTACACGCATGTCGCGCAGGCGCTCTTGAGGTGCTCGACCATGCGGTCGTACTCTTCCTCCGCCGTCATGACTCCACCTCTATCACGAGCTCGTGAATGTCCATGGCCGTCTCTTCGGCAATGGGGAACAGGATGTTCAGCGGAATGCCCTTACGACCGTTCAGCAGCTCGCTGAGATATGAGGTCGAGATACCGAGCGTCTGGGCAAAATCGCCTTGCGTTAGGTCATGGTCAATCAGATAGTGCTGGACGGCCTTCTTGTTGAGCGTGTAATCAGTTGTCGCCCTCATCGTTTACCCTCCCGTTTAGGTTACGACCGCAAATCGGGCAGAAGTTGATCGGAATACTCCATTCGTAAGGAACGGAGATGACGCGCTGGCCGTCTTCCGCCCTCACGCCAACCCACATATTGGCCCCAATATCGCCGATGCTGAGGTACGGTTCCCCACAGTAGGGGCAGTCGCTAGGCATCAGTCCTCGCCCCTCAGCTTGCGAATACGGGATGCGATGTCGCGCATGGCAATTCGCGTGCAGCCATCCTCACCGCCGGGGCACGATAAACAGCCACCTTCGTCTTTGTCTCTGTGGAAGTAGGCGCAAGCCTCGTAATACCGCGCATCACCTGCCTCGCTCAAGTCTTCCAGCAGCTTCTCCCAGCTGTCGGGCGGCGGTGGCGGGTTTAGAAACATTTTCGTTGTGAAAAAGACTGCACAGTTCATAAGCTTGACAGTCCACTTATGTTTAGGGTCTGAGTATCCCGTGCTGAAGTTAAACTCACCCACGTCCACCAAGGTCCCGTCTTTCCTGTACAGCACCTTGGTGTCCAGCGGGATCTCGCGCCCATCGGCATCTTTCGGCAATTCGATACTCATAACCCGAACTCCTCGTAGTCGCGGCACTCGCCGCACTCGTCCTCGCAGTACAGCAGGTTCCCCATGAGCCACGCCACGGCCCACTTCGCCAGGCGCCAGAACCCTTCCTTGCGGTCAGGCGCCTCCGCGTCGTAGGCGCGCTCGAACTCAAGGTGGCAGTAGCCGTAGTCGACGTGGATGTCGCTGCCGCAGAAGTGCCTGCAGTTCCCGCACATCCGAGGCTCACGGGTGCCGCCGTAGCAGCGCTCGATCGTGGCATCGGTCACCCCCATCGGGTAGCCGCCGACCCTCGAGTCACTCATCGCAGTCCGCCCCCCTACGCTCTCGTCGAGCAGGTCGATGGCGTCCCCGACGGTCGCCTCGATGCTCGTGAGCTGGCGGCGCAGGTTCTGCACGAGGTTCGCGCCGGCGACCTCCGCCCTTCCCGCCTCGTAGGCGCGCTCGATCATGTCGATTACGGCCACCTGCATGGCCGTGTCGTTGTAGCCGCGCCTTACGCGGTACTTCCCCAGATAGGCGTGCGCCCTGTCCTGCGGCCTGCACTCGCGGTCGAAATGGAACACCTCGACCGCGTCGGCCTTGATCTGTTCCAAAGTCTCCATCAGATTCGTCTCCCCTCAGCCAGCGCAGCGCGCATGGCGTTGACCTCGCGGCCCGACTCACTCCTCGTTCCGAGGTACACGTCCACGGGCCGCTTGCTCTCGTTCCTGTGGGCCACGTTCTCGCACCAGCCGCAGCAGTACCGCTGGCGGGCGCCCCTCGCGCGGAACCGCCTGCCGCACTGACGGCACACGAGCACGTTGCCCCCTCGCATGTCTAACGACTCATCCCTCATGGCGCGCCTCCCAGTAGTTGCACCTCGCGAGCCCCTGCGTGGCGTGCACGAAGTCGGGGCAGCGCATGCACGTGTACCGACGACGCCCCTCGCCCGACGCCGCCATGGCCGTCTCGCTCGCGGCGCAGAACCCGCACGTCTCGCAGCGGGCGCTGCGCGGCCCGTCGTCGTAGATGCTCACAGACCCCTTCGGTCTGCCCATGTTCTCGCTCCTCTCGTCGTCCAAGCTCATGACGCCCTCCTCTCGCATGCGGCCCTCGCATCCAGCAGACGCCGCGCGTCCTGGTACGCCTTGAGCGCCACCGGATCGGCGGTCGTCCCCCTCGGGGCCTTCACCTTCGCCGGGTCGATGCCCGGATGTTCCTCGCGCCACCTGCGCTCAAGCTCCGCCCTCGTCTGCTCGGGCGTCCTCGTCGGCTTGAACGTGGCGGCTTGAATCTCGGCGTCGGTCGGCTTGCCTCGGGCGTGGGCCTCGGCGTCGAGGCGCTTCTGGTTGCCGTTCCACAGCATCGCCGCGGCCTTGAGCGAGGCCACGGGCATCCCGTTCGAGCGGATCCAGCCCTGCGATTCGTAGTGCGCCCAGAACTTGTCGGGGTCGCCGCTGATGCAGTTGGCGGCGAAGTACGCTCGGCACTCGTCGAGGGTCGGCGGGACGAAGCCGTCTGCGTCGCCGCCGCGCGTACCATCAACACAAGCTAGGCTAGGTAAAGCTAGGCTAGGACAGGCTAGGTTAGGGTTTTCGCTTTCGGAAACCTCGGTTTCTGGTTTTTGCTCAGGCTCGGGTTCGGGCTCCGGCTCGGCCTTGGCCTTGCGCGGCCTGCCGCCCTTCTTGGCCTGCTCGCGCCTGCTCTTGGAGTTGTCGATGGCGTTCTTGAGTCCCTTGAAGGCCCTTTTGACGCTCTTGGGCAGCTCGATCTCGACCCCGTGGAGGCCGTACATGAGCACCGCGTCCGCGAGCATCATGCGCTCCCTCATGTCCTCGGGGTCGTTCGGATCGTAATCGTCGTAGAGCTCGGCTATCGAGCTGGCGAAAACCGTGAAGTCGCTGGCCATCAGAACCACCCCCAGAGAAGCGAAGAGAAGAACAGGAAACCCGCGGAGAAGGAGGCGGCGAACAGGGCCGCCTCCCAGTGGTCGCGGATGATGTCGGGTACGTGCCTCATCAGAACGGCACGTCCTCGTCGTAGAACTCGGACTGCGGGACCGCGGCGTAGGCCTGCTGGGCGCTCCACTGCGGCGCGGCCTGCGCCTGTGGCTGCACGGGCACCGTGTCCGCGAGGCTCTGCTGCGGCTGGGCCTGCGTCTGCCCCTCACGGCGCACCATGACCTCGATCTCGTCGACGATAACCTCGAGCTTCGAGCGCTTCTGGCCGTCGCGCTCCCAAGAGCTGTAGCGCAGCTTGCCCTCGATCGCGACCTTCATCCCCTTGGCGAGGAAACGGCCAACGGCCTCGGCGCGGTTGCCGAACATGGTGCAGTCGACGAAGTTGGGATAGTCCTCCCACTCGCCCGTCTGCGCGTTGCGGCGGCGGTCGTTCACTGCCACGCCAAAGGACAGGACCTGCGTGCCGCCGGCGGTGGCGCGAAGCTCGGGGTCGCGGGTGAGGTTGCCGCTGATGTTCACTCGGTTGATGCTCACTGCCCGTCCTCCTTCGCGGTCATGTTGTTCTTGATAAACGCGACAAGGCGCGGCCCCTGCATGTAGCCCAGGCCGCTCACGCGGCGACCATCGGGGATGTCAAGCGCCTTGACGATCACCTTCGCCTTGACCGTGCCGATGCCCGGGAACGAGCGGGCGAACTCCTCGACCTTGAGCCTCTGCGCGATGGGCGCCTCGATGGCCGCCTCGGGCGGGATGTTGCCCGCCTTGCAGGCGGCCTTGAACGCGGCGCGCTCGCGGCGCGTGTGGACGGCCTTCGCCATCGCCTCCTTGCGCTGCTCCGGCGTTCGGAGCGGCGGTAGGTTCTTCTCCTCCATGTCCTACATCCTCTCGACGTATCCGTGAATGTCGTTGTCGACCATGACGGCCCTCACGCGACGCAGCTCGTCCGCCGTGGCGCACTCGATGACAACGCGGTAGCCCCTCTGCGGTGCTGGGGCCGCATCCTCGGCCACATCCGGCTCGGGGCGCGACGGCACCACCCGCACGCACCTCGGCACGCCCAAGGGCGGCTCAGGCTCGGGCTGCTCGTCGGGCAGCGGCTCGGGGTCGGGCGGCAGCGGCTCGGGCTCCGGTGCGGGCGCCATCGCCTGCTCGTAGGTCGCCGCGAGCATGGCGGCCTTGGCGACCTCCTCGCGGTGCGCGGCGACCGCAGCCGCCACCTCGCCCGAGTCCGCCGGCAGGGTCCTCGTCCACCACGCCACGGCCCATGCCTTCTCGGACTCGTCCGCGTAGTCGAGGCCGTTGACGAACTTGAACTGATGCAGCAGCTCGCCCACGCGGCGCTCGATGATGTTCTTGGCCTTGACCTCGCCAAAGCTCGCGTTGAGCCACTTGTCGTCGGCGATGCGCTCGTATGGCACCAGCGGCCCCATCTCGCCCGCGAGGTCGTAATAGTGGCCCTTGAGCGCGATGAGTCGGCGGGTCCTGCACTCGCCGTCGTAGCGGTCGATTTCGGCCTTGTACTCATCGGAGAGCGCGTCGATGGGCGCCGTGATCTCGCCGATGGTCTTGTCGAACGTCTTGAGCAGGTCGCTGTACTTCTTCTTCGCGGCCTTGCGCTGCGCCTCGATGGGCTTCTTCACGTCGTTGACAGCCGCGCGGTACTTCTTCGCCGCCTTGAAGTCCTCGTCCTTCTTGATGCGCTTGACGTCCATGTAGTCCGCCAGCTTCTCGTCCACGTTCTTCTTAAGCTTTGCCAGCTTGTCCTCGAGCGTGTCGTCGATGGCGAGAGACGCCACCAGCGTGTCAAAGTCTTCCTCGAGCGGCACGGCCTCGACCGCCAAAACCTCGTCTGCCATTAGAAGCCTCCCAGAAGGTCGTCGTCGGTCGCGTACTCGGCGGGCGCGGGCTCGGCGGGCGCGGGCTCATAGACGGGCGCGGGCTCCGGCTCGGGTGCGGCGGGCTCGGGTTGCGCCTTGCGGGCCGCGATCTCCTCCTCCATCCACGAGGCCGCGCGGCGCGCCTGCATGACCGTCATGTCGTGCATTGAGCCCGACGAGCAGCCCACGGCGGCGCAGATGGCAGCCATGGCCCCGGCGCTGTCGAGCCCAGTCGCCGCCATGAACGGCTTGAACAGCTCGCGCACGGGCTGCAGGTCGGCCACGGGCTCGACGCTCTCGGCCTCGACGGCCTGAGTGCCGGCGTGCATGTCGCGTTCGACCTTCTGGTCCATCTCCTCGCCCGTGTACATCCCGCCGAACTCATCGGGGTAGGCCAGGCGCCACGCGCCGGCCTTGGCGCACTTCTCGATCATGACGCCCGGCATCTTCGCCCAGTTGCTCTTGCCTGTGCTGTAGTCGGTGAGCGCCAGCTCCACGTAGGCCGGCTCCTTGCCGTCCTTGAACTGCACCTCGGCCCAGCCGCCGAGCAGCTGCTCGCCCACCTGCTTGTAGACGGCGCTGCCGCGCTTCTTGACGATCTGCCCTTCGCGCATCACCACGACGCCGCTCTTGATGCCGCCGTAGCTCTCCTGACGGTTGGCGCGGCGGTTGAACACCTGATAGCTCGTGATGATGCTCGCCGGGGCGTCCCTGTACTTCACCAGGTAGACCTCCTTGGTGAAGGGGTTCAGGTGCTGGCGGTTGCACAGCTCGATGCACAGCGCCAGTTCGCTTTCGGTCGCGTTCGGGCACAGGCGCTCGCGGATGTCCTGCGAGGTGAACTTGACGGGCATGCCCGCGTCGTCCTTGAACTCGATGATCTCGTTACTCATCGATGGTCACCCCTTCGTCATTGATCTCGACTTTCTCGATGTCCACGCCCGCCAGCTCGGCGAATACGCCGCGCGGCCCGTCCAGCTTGTAGATACGCTCCATGCGGCCAGCGCTGCCGACAATGGAGTCGTAGACCTCGGAGTCCTGCGAATCGGCTCCCAGCAGCTTCACGCTGTACAGAAGCCCGTAGGCGATGCCGCGCAGGCACGCTGGCTTCAAGCCCCTCTCCCTATCTCGGCGCCATCCTCGTCTGCGAGGCAGATAAGGTTCGTGGCCGAACTCGTCCAGCACCTCGAACGCATCGCCACCGACTTGGACGTCTATGTGCATGTACTCCATTGCTTAATCTCCGTTTCTCTTCTTCTCCCTGGTGCCTGCGAACCAGCCGCGGTAGACCCGTATGTCCATGTGCGGCTCGATGCCGCGCATTCGGGGCCACTTGACGACGTGGAGCTCGACCACCTGGTTGTCGTCACCCCAGACCGCCCCGTTCATCCCGTCCAGCACCAGCTTGGCTATGTTGTCCGCGTCCGGCTTGAACGTGTAAGGCTCCGACGTGATGTTCTTCGGCCTCGACTCCGGCAGCGGGCCGTACGCGTCGATGCGTACCGCGACGGGGACCCTGAACGGGAACAGCATTCCCTTGAGACCCGGGTACGCCTCCCGCATGGCCTTGAGCGCCGCGTCGCGGATGGCGGCCTCGTTGCGGATGGTCTCGGTGGGCGTGTACATCCGCGCGTGGCGTCGGTCGAGCCTGTGGCGAAGCTTGCCGGCCACGAACGGGACGGTAAACGCGAAGTTCCTTCCGATCACAGCATCGACCCCATTCCGAGCACGACGCGGATGCCGTCCGCCGCGAGCAGCATCGCCCGCAGGACGTAGGGCATGAGGGCGTACACCGCGAACAGGAGCGCGATGTACCCAGCGCACCTAAGCAGCTTCGATGCCATGCGTTCCCTCCTCGATCCACTGCTCCACCCATTCCGGGCGCACCATGCGCCCCACCTTGCGCCCCTCGGGCAGCTGCGAGCGCAGGCGTCCCGCCTTGCACTCGATGCGCAGCGTGTCGTAGGGCACCCCCGTCACCCTCGACGCCTCGCGCAGCGTGTACATCAGCTTGTGTCTGATGCCAAGCTCGTCGGCCATCTGCTGGAACGTTTTGGCTCTGCTAGAATCCATGAGTGACCTCCTTTCAGGTCTGGAGCCGTCCCTGCTTTCCACACTGGGCGGCTCCTTTTTTTGTCTTTCCGGGGCCTCGCCCCCGGCACGGCACCGGTAGGGAACGTCCCCGCGGATGGTTATGGAGAGCCGCGGGGCAACGGTGCCGCCCCGGGAGCGGGGCCTGCGGGATGCCTGAGCGGCAATACCCGCGTGTCCGCGTGACGCACGCGGTAGGCTTCGGGCCATGATTAGGAGACAGCCGACATACCGACCGAGGCACGCGAAGCCGGAGCCGCCTTTCAGGCGCGCCCTCCGGTCGGCGCTAGCGCTTTTTGTGCGCTCCTCCCTCATAGGGACGCTCAGCTGGGCCGCGGGCCTCATCCCCGGCATCCCGGGACTCTTTGCGCAGATAGCGCTTCAGCTCCTTGACTCGCTCATCGATCAGATGCAGCTTGAGGATGATCGCGAAGCACCACGAGGCTAGGCACCAGAACCCCCAGTCCCCCATCGCTACTCACGCCCCTTCTGCAGCTGATACATGACCCACTCGCCCGCGGCAAGGCCCACCTCAACCGGCTGGATGCCGGGGTCGATGGCGTCGGCGGTGTTCATGCAGACCGTGCGCTGGACGTAGGCCATGACCGCCTCGCCGCGCAGCAAACCGTCCAGGCGACCGCGGGCGTCGAGGAACGACTCGAAGGCCTCGCGGTGCCAGCCGCCGCCGGCGTCGCACCAGCAGACGATGGCCTCGATGCCCGAGAAGCCGCTCGGGCACTCGATCTCGAAGGACTTCCCGCGCGCCTCGTACCTGATGTTCTCGCGGCGCATCTTCACGTCTCCCATGTCGGCCACCCCTACAGCTCGAAGTCGGAAAAGTCGCGGGCCTCGGCGGGCTCGGCCTCGACCGTGATGGCCTCGGGGATGTTCCAGCCGCCCAGCTCGATGTCGATGTAGTTCTCGTTCATGGTTCTCTCCGTTTCGTTTGGTCAAATTTAATTTGACTTCTCAGCTAAAAAAATTAGTCGGGTCAACTCCGAAGTGTTCCCCGAGCGCCTTTGCTCTGGCAGGGTTCATACGGTGCTCCTGGTCGTTCTCGAGAGCGTCGTATGCCGGTAAAGAGATTCCAAGAGCAGCGGCGATGTTCTTCTTTTGGAAACGCTCGACGCCTGCCTCTCGGTACTCCTGCAAGCTTTGCATGTGCTCCTCCTTTCGTTGACTAAAGGTTAAACCTTATTTGACCGCGGGTCAACTTAAAATTATCTATAAATCAATTTTTCTTTAATTAGAATTAAATTACGTTTAACCGAAGGAGGTTCCATGAGTTTCGCAAACCGAGTAAGAGCCCTGCGTGAGGCGCGTAATTGGAACCAGGAGGACGTCGGAAACAGGCTCAACCCGAAGGTCACCAAGGCCGCCGTTGCATCGTGGGAGTCGGGCAAATCTCAACCGAGAATGTACCGGCTTGAGCAACTCGCCGACCTCTTCGATACCACGGTCGCCGAACTCATGGGCGAGACCCCGGAGCCCGTGCGCCCCAACGGCGCCCAGTACGTGACTCTGCCCGTGCTCGTCGCCGGGCACGCAGGCGAGTTCACCGATGAATTCGGTCCCGACGAGGTCGCTGACGTGCCGATCTCAGTCCTCGAGCGCGTCAACGACCCGGACGCCTACCTCATGCGCGTGCGCGGCTCATGCATGAATCGCAGGTTTGCCGACGGCGAGAACGCACTGCTCTCCCCCAGGTGCGAACCGCGCAACGGCGACGCCGTGGCGGCCGAGTACAACGGCGAGATGATCCTTAGAAGTTACTACCGCGGGGCGTCGACTCTCGTACTGTCGCCGGACAGCTACGAGGACGGCTACACCGACATAGTGTTCGACGATCCGGAGAACGCCAGCGTGAACTTCCGCGGCGTCGTCAAGTGGCACCAGGCCAGCGAGGTCAAGAGATATTAGAGACAGAAAGGCGAACCGATGGCTTTCAGGGACATGTTCAAGGCGACCGAGTACAAGCAGCGGGTAGAGGAGCTCGAGTCCATGCTCACGCCGGAGATGGCGGACGCGGATAGGCTCAGGCGCGAGGCCGAGGGCCTCAGGAAGAAAATCGAGGAGGAGAAGGCCTCGCTCGAGAAGCTGGAGAAGCAGAACGGCAAACTGGATGCCATCGTCAAGGAAAAGGAGTCCAAGTCGCGCGTCCTCGATGACGAGCTGCTGGTCGAAGAGTTCGGCCTGTACCGCCCGCGCTTCGACTTCGCCGACTCGACTCACTACAAGGACGCCCTCGACCGATGCCGCAGGAAACAGAAGGAGGCCGTCAAGAGCTTCAGCAAGGCCGCGGACAAGACGTCCTGGACGGTCAACGGCAGCGCCTCGAAGGGCAAGGCGATGGTCCGCGAAATCTCGAAGCTGCTCATGATGGCGTACAACGGCGAGTGCGACGAAATCGTGCGCAAAGTCAAGGCGACCAACGTCGAGCGCTCGCTCGAGAGAATCGAGAAGTCGGCCGCAGCCATCAACCGCAACGGCAAGACCATCGGCATATCCATCCCCGCCGCATACGTCCTCCTCAAGCAGGAGGAGGTCCAGCTGGCCTTCGAGTTCGCACAGGAGAAAGAGGAGGAGAAGGAGGCGCTGCGCGAGGCCCGCGAGCAGGAGCGCGAGGCCCGGAAGCTCGAGCGCGAGATAGCGGCCGAACGCAAGAAGCTCGAGAAGGAGCGCTCCCAGTACCTCAAGGCGTACAAGGACGTCTCGGCACGCCTGAAGGATGCCGGCGACGACGAGCGCGCCGATCTCGAGGAGAAGGCCGCGGAACTCAAGGCGAAGCTCGACGACGTGGACAGGGCAGTGTCGGATGTCGATTACCGAGAGGCGAACCAGAAGGCAGGCTTCGTATACGTAATCTCCAACATCGGCTCATTCGGTGAGGGCGTCTACAAGATCGGGATGACGAGGCGCCTTGAGCCGATGGACCGCATCCGCGAGCTCGGAGACGCGTCCGTCCCGTTCAATTTCGACGTGCACGCGCTCATCTTCTGCGATGACGCCCCGAAGCTCGAGGCGACGCTGCACCGGGCATTCGAGGACAGGAAGGTGAACATAGTCAACCAGCGCAGGGAGTTCTTCCGCGTGTCGCTCGATGAGATCGAGGAGGTCGTCAAGGCGAACTACGACAAGACCGTCGAGTTCCACAGCGTGCCCGACGCCGAACAGTACCGGACGAGCGAGAAGTTGCGCGAGAGGGGCATTTTCCACCCGCTCGCCTAAAGAAAAGGCTCTGTTAGACCAAATTTGACACGATCGGCTGTTCGTCGAACCGGAAAATAATCGGGCTATCCCCGCCCATCGCGGTCCCCGCCCTCCCCGTCAGCCTTCCCCTCAGATCCCAGCCTGACGTCGAAGGGCAGGCCGCCCTCGCGGATCACCGCCCTGAGGAATATGTTCATGGCGCCCGACATGGAGAGCCCGAGCTCGTCGAGCACGGCCACGGCCTCCCTTTTGACCTCGGGATCGATTCTTATCGTGGTGGCCGGGACGTTCGATGTCATTGCCGCTCCTTCCGC